CTCTAAAGTTGCTACATCTTCGGCTAAAGCCGTCGGCGTTACATAATCATCAACCACGGGAGTCGATCCGCCCGAGGCAATGCTAATTACTCCGCTTGCATCACTTTTAAGTATTCCACCAGGAGTTAATAACGCAAGAGCTTGCGCGTTAGGTAAATCTTCATCATTTTTTTGTAAAATATACGTGGCATCGCTAGGAGCTTTTCCCTTTATATCAATGAATGAAAGAATAGCCTCACCGTTTGTTGAGAGTATTTGTCCGTCCGTACCGTCTTCTAAAGGTAAACTCCAAGTCGTGCTTTTTGTTAATTCACCGGCTTTAAAGGCAACATAATACTCATTATCCGGATTACTCCATTTTAGTATATTAGTTATAATATCTTCGCTATTGGTAATATTGCTAGAGTTAATTGTCGTGATATTGCCGGTTAGACTATTTAACGTATCAGTGTTAGTAGTAATAGAATTTACCGTTGTAATTGTTCCGAGTCTTGCTTCTAAAGTATCCGTTTGAACGTCTTTTGATTGGACGATATCCTCTACATAAACTCCACTACTATATATTGTATAAAGTTCGGCAGTTCCACCGTTAATAATAGGAGATAAGAGACTTTCACAGCTAATATCTTTAGCATATATATAATTAATAGGAGAGAGACCCTCGCCTCTATTGGCTAATTCTAAAAATGCAAATTTCTCTCTATCAAAATTAGGATTAAAATTGGTCATGTAGCTGCCCAAGGTAATCCGCGCAAGATAACTAGTCTTTCATCGGGCGTTATTTTAGATACATCCCGACCAGCTAATGTAGGCAGGTTTTCCGGCACGCTTGGTGGTTCGGTATATATAATATTATTGAGCTCTTCTAATGACACTGGGCTATCTGGAGCAGGTAGACCGCTCTCAAGCTCTAATCCCATCGGTCTTGGATTCATCACTACTTTGGGATCTGCTTTGACAAGCGGTGGTCTTGCCTGTTGACTCGGTATATCTACAAACGGTCTACCAACCATAAAGCCTGTCCATACTAAAGAATTGCCGCGATATTCCATTTGTTTAACTAAATCAGAGTGGCTAAACCAAAAACCGGAGAAATCACAAACACCGACTGGCTCTTTTGAGCCTTTTCTAACATAAGAGCCGCGCATGCTATTAATTCTACTTATACTAATTGCCATATACCCCCAACGTTAAAGGTACTTCTACTGAATCTTTGACCACCGCTAATTGCATTGATTGCTCGTATTTATCGCTCATCATTTGAACTTTATCTGGCGCATACTTAATAGCTAACATTTCCGCCAAGCCGTATACAAGAGGCTGATAAAACGAGCTTTGAATATTGATTGATTCAGTATAAGAATTTACCGTCTGTATCATTTGCTGCGCAGAATAAAACATACAATTATACATAAGACTCGGAGTTTGCCAGATAGTTATAATAGGATCTATTTGATAGTTTACGTAGTAGACTGTAGGACGACCCAACATGTTCTTCTTCGGATATGTTAAATACTCATAACGACTTATTTCCGTCATCGTAGTATCGGTAATAAAGTTATTAAAATATATTGCCTGAATATTAAGTATTGCGCCACCCGTCTCTTGTATCCGATAAAATTGATAAGCTAGTATATTATCAATGTTAAACCATTGATTTACTCCTTTAATAAAAGATAATTTTCCTAATTCTCTTAATATATCCCAGTCATCTTCAAGTGCGGTATTAGAGCCTTGAATGCTAATTGTATAATCTTCGTCAATATTGGAAGTGATGCCGACAAAAGTTATTATTTGAGGAGTATTAGCATCATACCCATAACCGATATCTCCGTTCTGATCAGTTTCAATACAAGCTGTTTTAGGATCAGCATCAAAAGCATTAGCTGCAATTCCTGAAGATGAAAATGGCGTGCCTAATAATTGTCTAATAGAAGTTCTAAGTTCCGCTTGAATAATGTTTTGTCTTTCACTAGGTAATAGATAAGAATTTACACCAGGTTTTAGCCCGATAAAAAAAGTGTCTAACGTCCAAAGATTAACGTTGCGATTAGACCAATCACTAAGTAGAAAGTTTAAGGAACGGACGGCAGAATCCAGTTGCTGTGCCGTTGTGAAATCACCGAGTATGCCGATACGTTCATAAGCCTCTCTAATGATAAGCTCAGCAGTAATACTTTGAAAATTATAACTTCCTGATGAAAGCGGCATGTAAATCCTTTAATTTTTACGAAACACCAATTGAACATAATTATTTATAATTGCAAAAACTGCATACGTAATGTTGAAGCGGCAACATCGGCAGGCGTTATTTTAACAACCAGATTTCTAGCTATATCGGTCATTTGTAATATTTGTGATACGGATACGTACTCACTTATTTTGGATAGTACTAAATCATCAATAGCTTGAGTGTAAGTTTGGCCGCTATTACCGATATTTTGTAGTGACTCGTATATTGTATAAGTACATCCGGTTAAAGGTGCTTCCGTAATAAAATTCAATGCATATGCCATATTACTAATTCTTTTCTCGGTATTAAGAAGAATTAGCGAAAAATACCCATCTGTTGCATCGGTGCTGCTTGCAACCGTTCCGCCTCCCGGTATTACTCCGGTAACACTTATATTCGTTAACGTATCAAAATACTCGGTAGTGGGTGCATTGCCGCCGTTTAGACCGGTAACAATATTGGTTATAGGAACTCCGTTTTGAGCGCCGTTAACCGTAAATGTTGCTCCTGTAAAATCACCGGTAAAACTTAGGTTAATCTTTCTAACAAAGCCGCGTGCTATAAGACTAACAGTCCCTGTTACCGTATTTGCATACGACCCGTTTAATACAAGATTTTTACCCGTTACGGGAGTTTGAGTTAACGCAATCTCTTGCGCACTTTCAACAGGCCAATAATATTCATAAAACTCAGACATTAATTTGCTGCGCTATCCAATTCTACTTTTACTTCTTCGGTCTTTAATACTTCTAATACGCGAGTCAAAGCTTGAAACTCACCTGCTCTTATAGCTAGTAATTGAGCGGTTTTTTCCTTTTCTAAAGTTAACTTCTCAATCGACGTGACAGTTTCCTGTAAATATTTTACCAAGCTCAGGTGGTGTTCTTTTACGGCTTGCACATCTTTTTCTATTAAGATAATTTTATCTTGCATATAATCCTTTTATTTTAAAAACTTATTTAAGCAGCTATGCTTCCGCCGCCGATTACCCCGTTTGGCGTAAATACTCCGAATGAATAACGACCTGAAGACAAAACCGACATTGTTTCGGTAACCGGGTCGGTAGATACGTTGATTTTTAACGGTCTACGTTCAAAATGTTTACGGGTATTTTTAATATTAGTTAAACCAAACCAAGTGCTAGGGTTCGTCAAATAGTGGTTGTATATATAACCTTGTGGGATTGCGTTCATATTATATATAGCATTAATATCATTATTAGCCGTTCCTGTTCTAAAAACACTCTCAAGTAATCTACAACCGGAAAACATTAAGTCTTGCGGTAACAATAATTTCTCAATAGAAGCATTTATTAATAACCCTGCTTGATCCTTTAGCCTACCCGCTAAAATTATCGCCTGTTCAACACCTGCTTCGCTAAAATCAACTGCAGTAACATTATCACCGACTAAGTTACTATATGTACCACCGTCATAAGGATGAGCATTTGAGCATAAAGATTTACCGTCCCCGATAGGCACGGCCGTATTAAAAGCCTGATTAAAGACATTCATTGCCATGACTTCTCTAGTTTGCTCGTAAGAAGTAGTCAATGATTTTGTACCGTTATAGAATTTACCTACATAGAGATCATCTTCTATAGCTATGTTGGTAATTTGAAAACCCAAAGCAAATTCGCGATGAATAAATTGATATATGAATCTTTGACCCATACTATCCATTTCTATCGGTGAACCTTGTCTCTTCTCTAAAGCGTAGCCGGTATTTTTGATATCAACATCAATCTCTTCATTTTTAAAAGACTTAAATTTTTCAAAAACTTTGGCATATTCTCCTTTGTACCTAGCATACTCGACACCTACTTCATCAAGACCTGGTCTTAGTAGAGCCGGGATATCACCGGTGGTTATAATTGACATAATATATATTCCTTATTTAATTTTCTTTTTTAATAATTTATTGTTGCGGAGCACTAATTTGTGAAGCCACAATTTGCGTAAGCACTAACTCTTTTTTTGCTAGCTTAAGCACCGGCAGTAGGGCCGGCAACACCGATAGAGCCGTATACATGTTTATTGAACTTAACCAAAACATCCACAAACGGCATATTTACACCTGGAATTAAACCAGTCGGGTTTGAATTCGGATTTACACTCGGCGCAAGACCGATTATTTTCATGTCTAAAGTTGCGGTTCTATCAATAGTATTCCCGTTAAGATAATAAGCCGATATACCGTTCCTAGTATTACCTGTAGCAGGATTTTGAGCAGGTATTGGTATCGGGGCGGTAAACGGAATTCCGCTTACTGCAAGGTTAGCGTTATAACCGCTTTGTGAATGCAAAAAAGTTGAAGTAGCAAGTGAATCGGCAATACCGGTAGATATTTGTATTCTAAATATAGCCATCGGATCATCGTTCACGTAAGCTATAATGGGAGTACCCGGAAGAACCATAGTACCGCCCGGCCAATAATCCGACTCGGTAAGTAACTTAGTTTGTGCGCTAATATAAAAGTACATGATATAAACACACCTAGAAAAGCATCTGCCGCCGCCGCTGCCGCTCCAGCAATAGCATCTGCAGGATCAGGTAGACCGGTTGTAAGAAACGCGGGCACTATCGTACCGTTTAAGGCGGCAAGAGACGGATCACTAGACCACTTTACGGCATCTCCGGAAAAAATAGAATTTGGTTGTGTAGTTTGACCGTTAGCACTTGCATAAATAGGATACGGTTTTAATTTTTGTGTTCCTCCGTTGCCAATTGCTGATTCAACAATTTGCAGACCCTGAGGAGCGTTGATTCCATTTGACATGGCAATCTCTCCATTAAATATTAATAATAACGATTTTAGGTCTCGTACGACATTTTTCTGTAAATGATAATTTCAAGGAAAATTAACAACCTAGGAAGCTTTCGCTTCGACCTTTTACTGTCTAGCCATGACATCTTCTACAGTTTTTAGAAAGGAAACCGTACAAACTTAGGAAGTTCTCACTTCGACCTTTTATTGTCTAGCCATGACAGAGCTTTCACTCGAACTTAGTGTTAGTTTAAATTAAAATGTATTTTTAGTCAATCGTTTAATTATTAGAAAAAGAATTACCAAATAACTTTACTAAAATGGGATTTAATAAAACTATCTTTAGTAATCAAGTGGCATTTAATTACATTAGCATGGGCTACAATTAAGCGATCAAAAGGATCTCTAGTCCAATTTAATGCTAACGCTTCTTTGATAACTCTACTCCACAATGTGTGGTCAATCCTTAATCCTATTCTAAACTGCAAATCCTCATATATTTCCTCTGAAGAAACAAGTATTTTTCCTATCTCAAAGAGATATTGAAGCTCAAGTAGTATAATAGGGCTAATTAATAATTCATTCGATTCTATATTTTGTTGAGCCTTTATAGATAATTTCTCAACTGCGCCCATATAAAGCCATACTACTATATGAGTATCAATCATCACTTGCATCATGTTTCCACTCTTTTAACCAATCATTATATATGAGATCGTCATCAGAACATTTGATAACATTATTGCGTTTTATTAAAGAAGACAGTTTTAATTTTTTTTCTTCTAGTACTATTTTTAACATATGCCCCTTTCTTTCGATCTCTATTGATTGACCGGTTTCTATGACTTTATCTATTTCACTAAAAATATTTTGTCTTAAGTGCGTTATTGTGGTGGCCATATTTACTCCATGTACATATTTTACTAGTGTAGCGTACATAAATTATAATGTCAAATTATTACATTTTTAATGCCAGCAAATAAATCAATGCCACTTCTAGACTAATTTCCAAAAACAACGACCGAAACTCCATCGGCAGCCGTCACTAAGTTACCTAGAGTATCTACCGTATATATTATCATGCTTTCTGCGCTTCTTGATCTAAAGAATGCAGTAAACGGAGCAATAGTCTCAGTACCTCGACAAAGACTTAATAGAACAGTATAATTACCATCTGGAAACGGCACGCTGAAGGTAACGACATATGCACCATTACCGCCTGTTACTGATGCTATATTATAATTACTCTGCACCGTAATATTATCTACTAGGTTGTTATTATCAAAGAAAAAACATTGCACAGAAGCTACCGCAGGACTTGTAATAGAACCAGACACGGTTAAGTTATTTACATTAGTAATATTACCTAACGTGTCAATATTCACCCCGTTTAATCCAAGGTGACCCTTACCGTTAGAAGATAAGGCCAGACTACCGTCAGTTTCACTAGTTGTTAAAGTAGTACCGCTAAGGGCAAAACTTCCGACATTAAGTGCCGTCAATCCCGATATAGCGGAATTCAAATTAATTATCGGTGCATCAATTACTCCATCCCCGTTATCTATATTCACATTAGTTCCGCCCACTAATACGACAGTCTTCCACTCAAGAGGGTTATTTGCAGTAATAACAGGAAACCCGGGTAAAGCATTACTAGTTAAAAGATTTAGATTTTGAAGAGAGGCAGAAAGAGTAAAATCAAAATTACCGCTAGGAGCAGTAATTGTCCCGGGAGTGATATTAATTGAATTGTTACTACTAGTGGTAGATATTACACTAATAGCACTTGATCCTTCACCGAAAGGAATCATACGCCAAATGCCGGCATCCGTACTTGTATCGGTAAGATAAATTTGCCTGATTTCCGAAGGAAGTACAATGTTTCCGATAGGACTACCACTATTATCGAGTAACGCAAAATCCGATGCACCCACATTATTAAACAACAAGCTAGTGCCTACAGGTACAAGCTTGCTACTAGGCAGTGTCATCGTACGTAAGTCATTATCGGAAATTATATCGTTTATGTCCGATACTACTATGCCTCCCGTAAACGGATACGACCAAGATAAAGCAATGTCCGAAGTTAAATTAATAAGTGAATATGACATTGTTATTTATCTTGAAACGGCGAATTAACCCTATAAACATCCGTCGTAAGACCGGCTAAAGTATCATGCATTATATTAGTGTTCTTTTGCTTTAAATACTCTCTTTCCTTATCCCCATATCTTACATCCCTTTCTAACAAAATCGTATCTCCAGTAGTAATACAGTCTCTTGCTTCTAATCCTTTGCGTGCTTGCGTAAAGGTCTGTTTATTACTTAATCTATCAGGATCTACTACACGCCATTTGCGTGATAAAAGTCTATCGATTCGCTCTGGCGAGTTTAAAGCAAAATAATACTCCATACCCGGTTCTTTTATCTCATCGACAATAGTGGTAAAAGGACAGGTTGAATCGGTAAAGTCTAAATCAAAATCATCTTTATCCCAATCATGCTCTCTTATATCACGGTCTATACTTTTAAATTCAGAATTAGTATCTGGTTTAATTTTTGTTGCCATTATCCTCTCGCCTCCTTAGCGTATTTTTGTAAATAATTAATATATTTTTCTTCCGTCATATCACAAGCTGCTGCCGCTTTCTTTTGTTGTAGCGTTAAAACTATAGGCTTATTTTCTGATACGTTAGTAGGTTGATGGCGACTTCGAACACCGCCAAAATGTTTACCGATCGGCTCTTTTACGGTTTGCGTAGCACCGATTTGCGTAGCACCAATTTTTTTTACTGGAGTGGCTTCTTGCTTAGTCTTTGTTGCTTCATCTTTTATTTTATCCACGTATTCGTCTATGATATTAAAATATTCCGGAGAAGCTATTAAATGCATTTGGTTATTGCGTTTTAATCTATTCTCTAACTTATTGATAAACGGCAATACCCGGTTAGTTAAACTCTCGTTATATTCAGCAGAACCTTTATCCAAATCAGGATTATCTTCAAGCCAGTCATATAACATATTCTCATTTGTATAAGCGTTTGGCACTGTTGTCGCTGGTTCTTGCAAACCGCCATTATCACGTAGGGTTACTTGCGGTGCTCTTTTGGCATCGTTCACTACACTAGTTGCTTGAGCAATTTCCGCAGTAGCGGTAGCAACAGCTTCAACATCACCCTCACCGAGTGCTTTAGCTAAATTTGCCTTTGCTTTATCAAGCAAGCCCATGGCAACCGTCCCGTAATGATAATTACCAGCCTCTAATGACTTATGGAGCAATTCTTCCATACTTGCATTTTTTTGCTTTAAAGCTTCAACTTCGGCAGCTAAGGCATAAGTTTCGGCATAGGTATCTCGCTTTACCTTCCATTTTTTTGCTTTAGGTTTTTCTTCAACGTTATTACTGACGGTACTCTCGATAATTTCCTCAGCTTTTAATTCCGCTTCAGTTTCATTTACCGGGACATCTACCAGAACATCATTTTCTTCCGATAACTCGTTTGCAACAACGTCATTGGTAACATTATTCTCTATATTTTCTATATCTTTTACTGCATCTTGCATTTTTTACCTCGATACTTTTGATGGATCTTCTACGATTAATTTGATTTTAAAATCTTCTACCATAATTATCGGTTCATCTTCATATTTAGCTTGCAGGCTAGAACCTCTCGGGAATATAACCCAATCACCTACTTTAGCATAAGGTCCGCTCGGAAATTGCTCGCCTTTATAAGCATCACAACCAACTTTAAGCACCATTCCGACCATAGAATTATATTCTAAATCAGTCTTCACTGCCGTTGGAGGAAGATAAACTCCTTTATTAGTTACGGTAACGACGGGCATCTTATATATAAGTATTAGAACATTAATCCCCGTCACCCGTACGTTCTCAAATCTTTTTATCATTGTCTCTTTGCAGAAATTATTTAAGTCAATGCCAAAAGATTCGTATCTTTTCTTCTCAAAGTTTTCAATCATCATTATTACTCTTCATTGCTTCAGTTAATTTTTCTATAGCTATATTTAAGCCGTGTAAGACCCCTATATAAAATTTATAATCATCAAAGTTACTAATACCTTGAGGATTTATTACATAGGATCTGTGTTTCTCTATTTCACTTTTTAGTGAATCTAATAGGTTATGGCGGTTCATTTTCTACTCAGCTGTTTACCGCTACTCGTCGCTTCTCCTTTTCTAACCTTAGCAGCTCCGCCAGCGGCATATTTCTCTAGCTTACTTTCTTTCTTTTCTTTCAGTTTTTTTAGGGCGTACTCCCTGCGTTGTTTATCCATAAATTTCCTCTTCTTTTAATGGTTCTTTAGATTGTTTAAGTTCTTCTTTTAATATCTCAATTTCAGCTTTAAGAGCGTTCTCACGCTCTTTTGCTTCGATCTTCAATAACTCAATTTCTGATTTTGTATCAGTTTCAAGTTGTTTTTGTAGCAAGTCAGCATTATTCTCTCTCGCCGTTGCCTCTATCTTTAACATGTCCATATCCATCTTTGTTTGATTTAAGAGCTCTTCTAAATTCACTTTTAAATCGGCTATATATCGATCTTGCTCCATTTTAGCTTTGTCTAATTCAATATTCATTTGCGTTTTATAGCCATCGGCCTCTATATTTAAATGAGCTATTCGCTCACGTGATTCAACCTCTAAACGCCTTTGCTCGATATCTGCCATTTGTACTTGCACCCCAGAATCAACAGGCATTTCTTCATTTTGCTCAAGGTTTTCCGGTAATAGAATTTGATCAATACCAGAGATGCCTAATGCCTGATATACCCTAGTATATATCTCTCTCATATTATGTAATTGCGGGTCGGTAGAAGCTATCTTCAATAGACTCTCTGCCTTCATGATTCTTTGAGTCGTAGACTCTACAGACGGATCGGATACAGGAATAATTTTTAATGGTTGATGCTCCGCAAAATTATCGTCACTTTGCGTAAAGTCAGTTCCCATAGGATCTAATGCCTGAAATAATAATTGTATCTCATCGCTAAAAGAGGCATGCACCGTACGTAATATTGCCGATTGCATACGGTTAGCTACTTCAAGCATTGCCATGGTAGTTCCCACCGGTGTATTTGCACTATTTTCCGGCATACCTACTTCGCTTGTCGAAGCAAGCTGCTGTGTCTGATTTGTCACTCTCTGAAGATACTCAAGCAGTGCCGGTGACGGTCCGTTATATGGCAAGGGCATAATAGCCTGTGCTAAAGGAAGTGCTCCCGTATCTAAAGTAATAAATTGACCGGGAGTTATTGTTATGTCGTTATTTTGATTCTTAATGCCCGGTACTTTTACTCCGCCCGGGAAATTCTGAAATATAGCCGCATCAATCGCCATTCTTTGCATACAAGTTAAACTCATGGCATTACTACCCAAAACTTGAGCAAGCCCTAAGCCGTATATATCAAAACCGGGAAAAAGATTATAGTGAACAAAACAATTAATTCGGGTGCGAGTCGGATCGTCTTCTTGCCAGTTAGGTATAATACTTACTATCTTATTACTCAAACCGCATCTAGTTATTACATACGGCGACGGTAGTGATTCATTATCAAGTTGCCGCCACTCATATCCGGAATCAAAAAACTCATTCAAATCTAAATATTCGTGAGTCTCATAAAATTTAAAGCGCGACAATGTACTATAAGCCGATATATCAATACCGCTATTTACGTCATCTTCTTTAAGATCGTTATTTTCTTCTATATCTACAATGTTATTTGGTGATTTTAAATAATCAAGCTCAATGGATCTAAATGTGCCGTCTTGCATATTAAGTAAGATCTCTCTTTTTGAAAGATACCTAATATGAGTAAGACGATTAGACTCTAATATACTGCTACAGTTATTATCTACTAAAAAATCTTCAGGGATAATAAATCTGCTTATCGGTTTTTTAGTTATAGAATCATAATATACTTTCCGAAAAACACAGCCGTACAACAATAGGTAAAGTAAAAATCTATCATAATCAGGGTAAAATCCTTTATCCTCTATCGTTAGATATTCATTCAACGCATCTTTGGTTATCTCACCTTGTAACTCATAGCTTTCCGTATTATTACTATCAGTTTTAAATCCACATGGACCGGCAGAAGGCAACAACTCCGAACGAAGTAATGCCCACAAGCGAAGTAGTGCAGTAGAAAAGGTGGTATCAAATGTTTTTATTTGGTCATTATTAACTGTAGAAGAGTTAATTGTTGCGTTTATCTTATTGCTTGCTTCTTCAAGACCAAAACCCAGGAACGGTTTTGTTTTATTAATAATATCAAGCCAAGGTTGCCTAGACTTTATATCCTCCGATGTCACTTCTTCTAAATAAGCAGCTATTTTTTCAAGCACCTTTTCTGGAATACTATTTGAGATATCGCTATTAAAAGGTTGAGATTCCTCAATATTTTCATTATCCAATCTAGATAAAAGTTCTTCTTCTAAATTAGGAGATACATCATCGTCTATCTCCTCGCCTACATCTATTTGCGAATTATCAATTATCGGTGCTGACGGCAATCCAAACTCGGGATCTGACAAAAGCATTTCGTTCGCAGCTGCGTTGGCACTATCTGGGCTTAATTCTAATAATTCTTCTTGAGGTTTTGGTCTTTGCGAAGCACCAATCTTTTTGATTACTAAACTAGAATTTTTAGCTTTTCTCCCAATGCTCATATTAATGTTTTTTAGATCAATTTTTTTATTAAAATAACTATGAATATTATAGCGTTTTATACCTCTGAATGCAAGTTTTTTCACCCGTAAACCATTGATAAACAAAGGTTTTTGACTAATTTTAAAATGCAAGTTGCGAATAGCTGATAGCTAATCTTATGATGAATCTTAGAGGGATATTTTTATTACAGTAACGAAGAGATATCGCAATTATAAATTGTATATTTCACTTGTTTTATTTTTAAAAATATGATTATTTGAAATAATATAAATTTAACAGTTGAGGTTTTTATGGAAAAAAATTGGGTTATAATAAACAATACAAGCGGTAGTGGTAGTGGTGGTAACTATTTTTCTAATAAAACTCAAGGAGGTGGTAATAGTACGGGCGGAACGGGTGGAGGTTCTGGTGGTATTAATACGCACGGCGGGGCAGACGCGTACGGCTATGACTATGCAGCTGGCAAACATGCTTATAATATCTCCTTTAATTCAATAATAAAACAAACAATTGGACTTTGGACAAATTAGCTCAAATATTAGGTATAAAATTTAGCTAGGAATAAATCCTCTTGAATTAAACAAATATTGGTATGTAGTTGATATTTTAATTAATACAGCTGCCCCAACATGCAAGAGCTTACTGCACTTCAAGAGTTT